TTTTCTAATATGCTTAGTCCTTCATTGGCAATGTAAAACATTATAGCCACATCACGAGTTATAGTACCTTGATTAAACACTATATCCGCTATATGAGCAACCATAATAATAATTACTATAACAGCTTTTTTGCTAATCCTCGCCAACCTTTTCTACTGTCTAATTTTTTATTAGGATTTAGCCACGCCGATAAAAGACCTGTTATATAATCTAATGCCATTAATAAAAGAATAGCTTCCCACAAATTAGACCAATTACCAAATAAATGATTACATATTGTACCCACAGTAGCGAAACACGTTCCCCATTCTAATTCCATTTTAACTGGAATTAATGTTCTAAAAAAATTTAAGATATCAGATATAAATTCATTCACTTAATCACCTACTTTAAAATATTGTAATTTTTTTGATAAACTCCTATAAAGGAGTGATTTATTTGAACAATAAAAGATTAAAATTACCTAATGGTTTTGGTAGTATTACCAAAAAAAGTGGTCGACGCCGTAAACCTTTTGAAATTCGTAAGTGGATAGATGGAAAACAAAAAGTAATTGGATATGAGGTTACTTACGAATCTGCACTTGCTTTTCTTTGCGAATACAATAAAAATCCACTATTATTTAGTCCTAGTGAAATTACTTTTGATGAACTATTCTGCTTGGTAAAAGCTTATTTATATCCACGTATTAAAGAACGTACACAATCTAGCTATAATTGTGCTTATAAACATCTAAATCGTTTATATGATAAACAGTTTGCTAAAATTCGTATTGGTGATTTACAATCTGCAATACGTGATATACATGATAATGGTGCTGGATATAGTACACAAAAGAAAGCTAGACAAGTTCTACATCACATGTATAGCTATGCCGTAAAATACGAAATAATTCCACCAGAAAAAGATATTAGTCGATATGTTGATATAGACAAAGATAAAAAAGTTTATAAAAAAACAATCTTTAATACTAGACAAATTTATAAACTTTTTAGAGCATCTAATAACAGATATGCCAAAATGATATTAATGCATATGATGTTAGGAACTCGCCCCAGTGAATTTCTAGCCATAGAAAAAACTGATGTAAAACTTAGACAACGTTATTTAATAATTCGAGAAAGCAAAACAGAGGCTGGTAGAAATAGAATTATTCCATTGCATAAACAAACGTTACCTTTTTGGATAGAATTCTTAGCAGAAAATAATAAATTTATAGCTTGTGATGAACATGGCATACATTTGAATTACAGCAGATTTAGAACAAAATTTGATAAAACACTAATTGAATTAAATATTAAATATCACACACCTCATGAGTGTCGACATACTTTAGCTAGTTTATTGAATAATGTCGGTGCTAATATAACAGCAAGCAAACGTATTTTAGGTCATGCCAGCAATGACATAACCGAAAAACACTATACACATAAGGACCTACATCAGTTAAAAAAAGCTATGGATTTAATAGTTTTTAAATATTAAATTTTGGCACTAATACGGCGTTAATATTAATCTATATAAATTGCTATATTCCTTTATTTTCTAAGGTGGAACATGGCACAAATACGGTAATATAATTTTTTGCATAATAAAAGCACCTCTTAACCCTTGTTATTATTAGGATTATCGGTGCTTTTTGCTTTTTCTGCTAATTCTTTTTTCTCTGTTTCAATAATCAATTTGCGTTTATAATCTGGACATTTTAAATTAGTGCAAAAGCCTTCTGTATCAAGTTTTCTTCCGCAAAATGTGCAAAATTTAAGCATTTGTCAATTCCTCCAGTTTTGTTGCATATTCATCTAATGTATTTTGTCTTTCCTGTTGCAATTCAGCAACATATTCAGTGTCATTATTATTTTTTGCAATTTGAATTGCCTCATCAATCGCCTTAATATTATTTTCATATTCTGCCTTAAGTGCGTTTACTCGTTCCTCTAATGTAATTACCCTAGCAGGTGCAGAAATAGGTTTTCCAGTAATACTATCCCTTATATATCCTGTATCATTATCACCATCGCCACAATT